CCTTCATCAGCTCGCCGTCGTCCTCGGTCCAGGAGCCGATGAACCCGGAAACTTTGAGCACGTATGCGCAAGCCGTCGAGCTACTCGCGGAGCTTAGCTCGCAATTCGGGATCACCGGGCAGATCGTCGAGCAGACCGTTCCGGTTCCCGGCGGCGCTGGGAATGGTCAGTACAACTACCCTCCGGGCGAAGACCGTCGCGTGTTCGTGATCCAGCCGGCGGCAACGGCCAACAATCCATCGCCCCTGCCGATCAACGTCGGTTTGATGCTGGTGGAGATGTACGGCCAGGGCATCGGGGCTCCCGGGAGCTGGGTCGTGAACGGCCAGGGATACGCGTGGTCGCCCGCTCAGATCAACCAGAGCACGGCAAACGGAACGGTTCCGTTGCCCGCGAAACCGGTGCCTCCGGGCGAAACCATCCTGCAGAATATGTTCGGCCAGGCGGTGTATGCCAAGGTTTCGACGCAGTAGCTTCGCCATCCTGCTTTTCTGCTGGTCGTTTCAATTCCTTTCCGGCCAGCAGCCAGCCGCGGCGCCGTCTCCCTCACCCGGAGCGGCGGCCGCGGTAACCCCCGCGGCGACGTGGCTCCCAAAATTCATCTTCACCGGCGGCGGAGGCTTCACCTCGCCAAACGGCAAGTTCGCGTATTACAGCGAATCGACCTACGTCGGGTCTGGCACCTATTCGACCTTCGCGCAGGAGTACACGATCATCAACGGTCAGGTCCAATCCGCCACGCTCGCCGGCGTGACGAAACCGCTCTATCAGTTTGGCCAGATCACCGTCGGACTCACCGGGCTCGGAGGCGGTTCGGTCTCAACGAGCGGTTCCACCGCGGCCGTGGCGAGCGGGCAGGTGTTCGTTGACATACGCATCAAGAAAACGGCGTGGGGCGCCACGCTGACCGGCACCAAAAACAGCACCGGCGGCTGGAAATTCACTTTGGCCCCGCGGTGGGCCCAATGATCCAGGCCCTGGTTGTGCGCAACCCGGCAGCATTCTCGCTCGCGATCGGGATCGGCCTCACCGTCGTCGTCGTTGCCCTCGTGGTCATCGCGTGGGTGGGACTTAGCCGCGTCATGGCAGAGGCCTTGGACAGATCGGACGACGAAGAGCTCTGACGGCGGGCAATTAGACGAGCATGGACGCGCCTGCTATCATCGTCGGCCGGCAGTGCCGATACTGCCGGAAGTGGTATCCGAAGGGCGACTTCGTTCTGTTCGGGCCCGGTCTCGAACGCTGCCCGAAGTGCCAGGAGCGGCATCTTATCGCGCTTGACGCCCTCGCCGGGAACCCTCCGAAAGAGTGCGCCTTCTGCCACATCACCTTCGAGAAGCTGTCCGATAAGCACCCGGGCGAGCGCGTGCCGATGGTGGTCCACATGATCGACGGGACCTACATGCTGGCCTGCCAGGTCTGCGATATCAAGATCACCGAGCTGACCCGGCATCTCTTCAAGGGCACGATGTTTGGAAAGGCGCGTGGAATTGCCTGAACCGAAAACCCCCGAGGATCTCGCGGCTCATTGGCTCGCGATGTATCAGCGCGAACTGGAACTGAACGGCTGCCTTCGGGACCAACTGCAAACTTTCCAGTGGGAAGTGTTCTATGCCCGGAAGGAACTGGCTCGACTCAGGCGCCTGGCTACGCGCGCTGGCTTGAAGTGGAAGAAACCCGCGGCAATATAAAGCCGTATGCACCCCACCGAAGGCGCGGTGGTCGTTCTCGACCCGGGCGCCCCAGTAGAGATTGGACGGGAAGTTCCCGCAGCTCCCGCGACGCCTGCGAAAGTGGCGCCCACTCCTGAACAGACACGGATCGCCGAGCTCGAAGCGAGCCTTCGCGAACAGCGCGAGGCGGCGCAGTTCTGGGCAAACCGGGCCCGCGGCGGTCAGCCGGCGCCGGTCGACGACGCGGCGATCGACGATGAACCGGCCGAACCGGTCCTCGAGGTCGCGAATCCTCCCGCCGGCGAATCGACCGACGATTTCCTGACGGACCTGAACGCGGCCGGCCTCGAAGCGCTCAAGAAAAGAGGCGTAATCACCGGCGAGCAGCTGGCCGTCGCGCTTCAGAACCTTGAAACGCGCATTCGTGGCGAATACGCCATGGATGTGCAGGCGCGCCAGTTCGACAGCCGCCTGAGCGCGGAGTTTCCGGAGCTGATCGAAGCGAACGCCCGCGTCGACGCCGGGCAGCCGGCAAACTCCCCATTGTTCGAGAAGACGGCGGCCAACTATCGCGCGCTGATGCAGGACGCGCCCGGTGTGAAGCATAACAGCGCGGCCGGACGGAGCCTGATGCTCGCGGCGGCGCGCATGGCGAAGACGCAACTGGAGGCCGCAGCCGTGGACACGAACGTCGATCCCGCACCGGGCACGAATCGCCGTGACCGCGTGGAAGGACAACCCGGTCGCGGGCGAGCTCGCGCCGGCGGCGCCGATACCCAGCTCGATGCGCCTCCGGAGATCGGGGAAACGTCGCGCGCGATCATCGCGAATCTTCAGCGCTTCGGCGTTACGGAGGCGCGGTTCAAAGAGTTCCAGGGATCGCCGTTTGAGAGGAGAAACGGCCGTGGCTAACCCTAACCCGACCGAAGTTTTGCAAGCCGCGGCGGCTCCGGAGAATTTCGGCGCGCGGATGGCGGCCAAAAAAAAGGCCGCGATCGCAAAGGCGCCCATGTCGCAGGGCGTCGGCGAGTCCAAGCGTTTCGGAGGGGATTATAATCCTCCTCTCGCCGAGGGCGAAGTCGACTGGGACAAATTGACCCTGAACGGCCAGCCGATTCCCCCGGAGATCCGCACCAAACTCCTCTATCACTACACAGACCAGGCGATCGCTCAGCGCATGGAGAACCAGCCGGCGGTGCAGTTCACCCGGCACGAAGAGGACAAGCAGATCTTCGACAAGTTCGAAGACGGACTGAAAGCGAACGTCGAGCCGTGGGAAGGCGGCGTGGACCCGCTGATCGAGACGAAAAAGGCGCACGAGCAGCCCGGCACGCGATACCGGTATCTCTCCCAGGCGAAGGTCGATCGCGACGGATGGCGCGGCTGGGAGCCAGTCAAGGTCATGGTCAAAGGCGTCGAGACGATTGTGAAGCTTGGCAACATGATGCTCGGAAAGATGAGCGAGGATCGGGCCATCAAGCGCGACAAATTCTTCCAATCGAGGGCCAAAGAGCAGATGGTCGATGCGCAGGATCGCGTCGCCGAGCTGCGCGACCAGGTCATCAGCGAAAAGAACATGCGCGACATTAAGCGCCGGCGCCGCGTCGACGAGCACGAAGGCTTTCAGACCGTGCACGGAGACTCGCGCGAAACCGACGATCCGGATTTCATGCGCGAAGAAGTCCCGCGGGTCGGCGGCTTCGAAAACTCATAAAAGGCCCGGCAATATAGAGTCAGAAACGCGGTTCACAGGTGAGAGCGACTCTCCCAGGCGAACCGGACGGCGCGGAACCCCACCGAGCTACGCAAACCACAAACAGGTTTTTAGCTCGAGGAGGGTTCCGAAATGGCGAACGTCAACAATCCCTACGGCCTGCGCCCGCTGATGCGGACGACCAACGGCGGCAACCCGAACATCTTCGGGTACACGAAGGCCTCGGGCTACGGCTATCCGATCTATAAGTGGGACCCGGTCACGCAACTCGCCGGCGTCCTGAACGGACCCGCCAGCGGCCTCACGGCCGGAACGACTTACCTGAGCGGAGTGGCGCTTGCGTTCTCGCTCGCCTCGACGGCTGCGACCATCCTCGTGATGGACGACCCGGGGGCCCTCTTCGATATCCAGGGCGACGGGTCGGGCTCGGGCTCGAACGTCATCGCGGCCGCCACCATGGGCTACAACGCGAACCTGAACTACACGGGCACGGCCGGCGCCGGCGTGACGCGCGATAACTCTGGCGTGCAGCTCACGGAATCGACGATCGCCGTGACCAGTACGCTCGATGTCCGCATCCTGCGTCTGCACAACGATCCGACGAACGCCTATGGTGTGTATGGGCGCGTCGAGATCACGATCAACAAGCACTTGAACAGCAAGGCGGTCACGGCGACCTAAACCGCGCGAACGCGGCAGCGAACGGGAAAGAGTCAGAGGAGGATTTCGAAATGGAAGTCACGGGCAATTTCAGCGACTTTTACGGCACTTCGATGCTGCCGGCGCTCCGCGCCATCGTCGACGACGGCTACAAGCAGTACACGCCGCAGTTCACGAGCATCTTCAACATCCTGTCTTCGAGCCGCTCGCTCGAACAGTTCACCCAGGTCTCTGGCGTGGGCCGTTTCTCGCAGCTGAACGAAGGCGAGGCCGTGCGGCGCGACATGGCCGTCCAGGGCTTCAAGAGCTCGTTTACCCACTCCCGCTGGGGCCTCTCCGTTCCCGTCACGATCGACATGGTCGAGGACGACAAGTGGGATCTGATCGGGAAGCTGCACCGCGATCTTGGCTGGTCCTGCTCGGAAACCCAGGAGCTCGACGCCGTGTCGACCTTCAATAACGCATTCTCCGGATCGTACAACGGCCCGGACGGCGTGCCGCTCTGCTCGGCCTCGCATCCGCTTTACAAGGCGGGCGGCGTGCAGAGCAACATCCTCTCGGTCGCGGCGGATCTCGACATGATCCCGCTCCAGCTGGCGCTCACGGCGTTCAGCCTGATGAAGCGGGCCTCGGGCGAATACATCCACGCCGTCGCCCGGAACCTGATCATCCACCCGTCGAACATGTGGCTCGCCCACGCGCTGACCAAGTCGACGGACGACCCGACCACCGCAGATCGCTCGGTGAACCCGCTGGCCGCGGCGCCCGACGGCATTCCCAAGCCCTTCGCGTGGCGCTATCTCACGGACGTGGACAGCTGGTTTATCACGAGCGAACCGGCGCGGACGGGCCTCGTGTGGTTCTGGCGTAAGCGCCAGTATTCGAAGTCCTGGACGGACGACGAGACCGAAGTCGGGGTGACGGCCATGCGCTACAAGAAGTCGCACGGCTGGAACGACTACATCGGCGTCTACGGCACGCCCGGCGCCTAGGCCGCAAACTTCGACAGGAGGTTTTCTCTCATGAATGACGGTGTCAGCCATTTCAACTCGGTGCAGTCCGGTGGCGTTCCTGTCCTCGGGATGCTCACTCAGGGGACTTCGTGGTTCGTGCGTCCCGGGACCGGCTCGGACAATAACAGCGGCAGGTCCCCGCAGCAGGCCCTTCAGACCCTGGCGACCGCTCTATCAATGGCGCAGGCCAACCAGAACGACGTCATCTACCTGATGGCCGAGTCGGACACGCCGGGTGGCACCACGGACTATCAAAGGGCGACGACCGGCCTTCTTTGGAACAAGGATCTGGTCCACCTGATCGGCGTGAACGCTGGCTCCAAATTTTCGCCCCGCTCTCGCGTGGCTCTTGCTTCCACTTTCGCGAGCGCATCGCCCCTGATCACGGTTTCGGCGAACGGCTGCCTGTTCAAGGGCGTCGAGTTTTTTGCGGGCGTGCCCTCCACGGCGCCCCTCGGCTGTATGTTGGTCACGGGCGAACGCAATCACTTCCAGGGCTGTCACATCGCCGGTTTCGGCCACGCCGACATGGACATTGCTGGTGGTTACGACATCTCGCTCGCAGGAGCCCAGGAGAACTTCTTCGAGGACTGCATCATCGGAATTGACACGATCACGCGCTCCGCGCAGGTCAACGCCAATATTTACACCTCGGTCAATGGGATCAAGGCGACCCGCAACATTTTCCGTGAGTGCGAGATGCGCATGTATGCCGGACACGCGACCAATCCACAGTTCTTGCGCTCGCCCACGGGCACGGTCGACAGATCGCTTGAGTTTGACGACTGTCTCTTCCTGAACGCCGTCGGCTCCGGGGCCACGTCGCTGACCGAGGCGATGACCGTCGTCGACGCCAACACCGTTGTCCTCCGCGGCGCCAAGTGCGGATTTGTCGGGGCAGGCAAGTGGAATGCGTCCGGATCGATCCTGATCATGGTGACGAATACCATCGCGGCGAGCACTTCCGGCTACGGCGAGTACGTCACCTAAAAAACGAGGACCTGAATGGGTTACCCAGTATCGACCGCGAACGCGAACTTCGCCTACAACGCGGTCCAATCGAACATCCTCAGCACGGGGGGAGGATTCCTCGCCGGTCTCATCATTCCTTCGACCTGGACTACGGCGTCGATCGCGCTGTTCGGTTCGGTCGATGGCGTGAACTTCTTCCAGGTCTACGATTCCGCCGGCAACGCCGTTACCATCACTGCGGGCGCATCGACCATGGTCATGATCGGCGACGAGACCAAGATTCCGACGGAAGTTCTGAAGGCCATGCTGTACTTCAAACTTCAATCCGGCGCGACCGGCTCGACCGTCGAGCAGGCGGCGTCGGGAGGCCTGGACGTGATTTGCATTCTGGTTAAGAGCCCGCTGCCCGGCTCGGTCCACTAAATGAGACAGCTACGCAATCCGTGGCTTATTGTCCCGCTCATTCTCGCGGGCAACATTTTGCTGACGTGCTTTCACCTGTGGCTTTCTGGGGAGCTAAAAAGCTGGGCACAGCTCCCCGACGCGCTGAACCACGCGTCCTTTTCAGCGACGATGACGACGATCGGCTGGATTTTCTTTCGCAGTCCTTGGGCCGCCCAGATCATCGAGATTATGGGCGAGCAAAAGAGCACGGGCCCAGCGGGCGAAACCGTCCAAAGCACAAAGGTCACGCTCTCGAATGAGCCGCCGGCGGGAGGCAATTCCTAGTTATGGCTGGAATGCCCGCAACGTTCGCGAACGACATCCTGCAGCTGATCTTCAACGCGCAGGCGATCGCGAACATCGCCGACAACGCCGGATCGAGCCCGCTCACGAACCTGTACGTCGCACTGCACACCGCCGATCCTTCG